TGACGAAGTTTCTGAGGTTTAAGATGCCTCTTCAGTTCTTTCTTCGAGTGGTGTTGCCAGTTGGGAACTTTCATCGTTCAAAAACTTGTTACGAAACTCTTCAACTTGATCAATCACTTCCTCTGATATAGGAGGACCTGATTGAATTACTGGTGATAATAGAGCAACTGAACCATCTGGACTTTTAATTCTCCAAACTGTTCTGTTTCTCTCTGTTAATGACAATAGAAAAGGTAAGTTTTTAATCGCCTCTTCTGCTGTAATATCTTGAATGTCTGTCATGCTGTTGCGAAACAATAGGTAACCATATCAGAATCTATAAAAGGATCATTACTAATCCTATTAATGGTTTCAGCGAAACCCTCAGATCCTTCTTCATCGAATTTGAATTCAACTGTCTGTTCATATCCCTCATCATCCATTAACTTAACGGAACGTTTTGAGAAATTTATGAAGATGTGTGCCAAATATGGTTCAAGTTCTGAGTTCATGATGTAGTTTTTGATTACCTTCAGTATAATGTATTTAGTTTCATTCGTCAAGTGCTTTTAGACACTTGATATAGTGGCACTCCCTCTCTTGATAGTATATGAATCTGGTATGATCTGTTTATATGATGCCTTGGTGTTAGTTAGAGAAACATAGTAGTCAGATGCCTTAGTTGGTTTCATCATGATTTCTACACCACCGTTTACTACAGTTCTCTTACCAACGAGTTGCTTATTACTTGTTGGCTTCTCTGTATTAATAAGTTCTAATATGTGTGGAGTGACTATTTGAATAGAACTCTCTGCGTTAAAGGTCAATTCCAATCCACTATTTGATTGTTGTTGATATGAGTTTTCATATTGAATACCAGTTATCTTAGATACAGTTGAGTTTAATCTAAACTCAGAACTATGCATCTCTAATGCTGCACCTACAATATTCATATCAACGTCAGACCCAAACTTAATTGCATGTTTCTGAGTTGTGCTTGTAGATGAATCATATCCCTCTGCACTTAAGAAGAATCCTCCACCTACTTCTAAATGACAGTTTCCAGTTATCTTTAAATGATAATCACCATCAATAGTCCGTGCGTATGTACCATTAACTAATTTACAATCATCACCATGAACTTCTTGTGTCAATACACCTGCCCATGAAATATGATCTGCGACTATTGATCCACTATCTCCTTTACTATTTGTCTGTGATAATCTATATTTTTCAACTGCTGCTGCGAGTTCTGCTTCAGTAGCATCAGGATTATCTTTTCTATATTGATCTCTTGCTTTCTTCTCTGCGTAATGTGAGTTGTTGTACAATAAAGATGTATGAGTTGTACCATTTACTTTCTTTTGCACCTCACCCTGACGACCAGGTGTGCCAAGATATAATTCATATGAACCATTGATATGATTCTTTGCAGAAGTTAGATATGGATCTGCATCATCATATATCTGACTGAATGTATTTTCTGTCTTTACTTTATCTGTAATACCTACCAAAGGATACCAACCTAAAGACTTACTGGTATTGATGGGTCTACCTGATATTTTACTATCAAAATCATTAATGAGTTGTATGATACTTGTAATATTAACAACATCATATCTAACTGCATCCTGCAAATAAAATATACCTGTTGACTGTTCCCATGCAGTAATTATAGTAGTTGCTTCTCCTATACCATTTACTGTTGTTGTAATAGATTTTGTTAGATCACCAATATCTTTGACAATTTTAGCAACATCTGTAATTATATTAGATGTAATAGTATCTACAGTATTAACAACAAATGTAGATTTATCTACACAATTAGAAAGATATTGATCAAGTACGTCAGTGACTGTCTTTAATGGTGTAGCAGTATATGTTGCAATGGAAGCATCTAATGCAACTGCTGAAGTTAATACCTTTGTAATTGCTGTTTGTATTGCTGTTATAATATTATATGGAACTCCTGTAGATAAGAGCAACATATTAGTTAGTTTAAGATCCTCTGCTAAACTAATTAATGCTTGACGCATAGCAGATATTACCTGAGCAAATAGAGAACCCAAGTAATTATTAATATTGACTGTTAGTTCTGTCTTAGTAATTAACTTACCACTTATTAAATCAAGATACTCACCACCCTCTGCCTTGACTAGAGTAGCAGCAGTATTAGCAAGATCTTCTATAAGATATGATAATTTATATTCTAATGTTTTCCAAGGACCGCCAACACCATTCGCTGCAGGTATTGGTTGTGTAGGGTCTAATGGTTTAATTGGGTTAGCATAACTTCCGTTTATATCTTTTGTTGATCCTATGTTTTTAGGTGACCCACTACCACCTAGTGAAGTTGTAGTTGAACCAGGTATTCCTACTGTATTATTTGTGCTTTGCCTTAATGGTGCTAATGGATTTGCAGTATTCTTATCGCCAGGATGTATAGCAGAGCTATTAGGTGCTACACCTATGGGTATATCTTGATCTGTAAAAGCAAAGTCTCTTGTTTTTTTAGTTGCGTCTGATTTATTAACTCTCATCACACCTATTACTATAGGCATTTGTGCATGTTCTCCATCCATGAAGAAACCCATAACAATAGCACCAGGTTGGAGTTGACCAGACGATTCTCCCTGTCCGTCATTTCCTGCCTGTGACGTATGTTGTAATACTGTTGCCCAAGGTAATGCAGTAGAAGGTAAGTCTGCTACTGTTCCTCCTTGAAAGTTTGTATAGAATCCAAGAATACGAACCTTGACCCTACCAAGTTCCATAGGGTCTTCGTTGTCCTCAACTTCACCAACCCACCAGAAGAAACCGTCTTTACCAACAAAGTTTACTTCTCTTTCGTTAAATATACCATCAATGGTCGATGCCATTTATTTACACACTTTTTTTATTATTTATTCCGATAATGGACTTCCTGTTCTCCATGCTGTCGCCATAGTCACCGAACGATTTGTTTTAATAAGAAGTTCTGTATAATACTCCATTTTTTCTGGATGTACTGATGATGGATTTTCTGATATGGCATTCTTAAGTGCAACAAAATCAATCCATTCTTCATCTGTGAGATCTTTACAATATCTTACGGCTGGTTGGCGATCGTTATGTGTGAAAAAATCTCCACTCATGTGTTTCCTTTGTTAACTGGTACTATTTTATCATGAAACCCTAACATTTTACCAGTATCTTAAGGATCTCTTTCGATTTCCTTAATAATATTTTGGATATGTTGGTACTTGTCTTTCCAAAGGCATTGTCAATACTTCTACCAATAAGTTTATATCTGCAGAGATGGCATCATGTGTATCTGCCATTCTACGATACCCACTGCCAACATACATTTGACCAATAAACACCGATAAAGTTGCTGTTCCCCAGAACCAGTAGTAAAATTTACTTTTGACCTGTGCTCTTAATTTTTCTTTAATTTCCATAACGTTGAAGGATTAGGAGTAGGATCTGTCACTGGTGCTGTGCAAGCATTAATGCCGAAGGAAATGAAACAGATTAGGAGAACCCCAAACGACATTTCCTTTATCGTCAAACCCTTGATCCTTTGAAGTAAGTTTGTCACCATATAAATGTATTTCTGAAATAATACGATTGCCTCGTTCACCGAGGCATCTCGTACTATCTAGTTTACCATGCCACGATTTATCGTGAAACGTAAACATCATATCACATTCTTCATGTCGTGTCAAGTCAAGGCGATAATTCTGCATGATACCAGTCGTAGCAGACGTTTGTACCCATTTATGTCTTTTATGTCTATATGGATTATGTTCTTGCGATCTATAAAAGTTCTTTGAAACAAAAAAATCCCCCTCTTTTTCCCATATTATCTCACATTGAGAAAAACAATGGGGATTACTTTGTGCTTGCTGTCTATTATGCCAATGACCTAAAATAAAGTCATCAATCGTCATACACTAAACATTCTGGTTCATCAGGATGCATCTCACAAAATAGTTCGAGTGCATTTGGATCATGATGATCGTTTGGATGATGCTCTGCGTATACTTCAAGTTCATGAAGTTCTGCTTTTGCATGTCTGCGTGCTGCAGGTGATGACATTGGATTTTCGATTAGATCTTTGTCGTATTGGATGTGTTGTTCTATTGTTTTCATATTGTACCTCTTTGATACAGAACTATTTATCTTAAAATAGAGTCTTTCATCAACTCTATGTCTGTTCTTAGTTTATCTTGAGTTATTGAATGTGTCAAGGTCTTTATCAGGTAACGCCCACTATACTTACGATCAACCTTTGTACTTCTTCCATATCCACCGCCAGACTTAGCTATAGTAGGAATTATGATGTCTATACCAGACCCAACATATAGATCTAAATTGCCAGGTATAGTAATTTTAAGATTGATATGATTGAGTGTTGCTTTCCGTATATACCTATATGCTTGTAGTTCTGCAAGTTGCTCATATGATGCTTGAGGATTATTCTGAAACTTAGGATCAAATGATTGATTAGGTAAACCACAGTATCTAATCCTCTTAGGTTGATACATGAGACTTTTCATACTTTTATCTACATGAGTTAATGGATTCACAGACTTACCTGCGTTTAAGTGTGCCATTCTTGGCCAAATATCTTCAAGATTATAACTATATGCTGTACTTGACATATCTTTACTCAATCCCATCTTAGATGATGTAATTGATACAGGATCAAACCCAACACTGTATCCAGAATATATTCCATGTCTCAAGTTTGCCATAGTTGTTGCCTCATCAGGGAATACAACTGAGTCAATTAAGAATTGGTTATCAATAGGACTCTCTGTATTTTTTACATCATGAATATACTGATACATCTTTACTTGTCCTGTAGTAGGATTAGTGACAGGATTCTCTCTTTGTTTCTCTATGTCTTCAATCATCTTATCATATGATTTTGCATGAAATCCTAGAGAGTTTTCAAAAAATACAAAACCATTTTGTAAACTACCACCTTTTTGTGATTTACGAATAGTTCTTAACAAAACCCAAGGTATGACATCAAATGGTCTCCAATTTGGTGCGATAAATGAATGTTCATTCAAAGTTTCTTCTGTAAAAAGTTTTTTACTAGATCCCAGATATCTCTTATCTTTTACTAATGTTTCTATGATATTTTCTGCTTTTGCTTCATTTTTAAATATGACTTCTGAATTACCAAATACATTTAAGGATTCATTCTTAATAAATTCATCACTATAACATCTGATAAAATAAACTTCATTACTCTGTCCTGCTCTGATACGATCATATACGCCATATGATCTAAAATAATATGTTCTATCAACAGGAAAACTTTGTATCTCTAACTTAAATACTTCAGTTCCTGTTAGTGAACCCATCAAACCTGCAGCATCTTCAAATATAAACTCACATTCCATTGTGTGTAGATCTATAGATTCATATATCTCCCAACCTCTACAGAAAGTTATCAAGTTAAACGCACCCTCTTTATTCTCCATTCTTTTATCATCTCTGTACATACTAAGACGATACTGACACTCACCAGGTCTGGATATTTGTATTGAACTTTTTCTTTGTGTAGGTGATTTTGGCATAATTTAAGCGACCGCAGATTGATTTTGGTTTTGTTGTCTTTGTTTCATTTGTTGTTGTACTTTTGCTGCCATGTTTTGAGCATTTTTCTGCATCTGTAAAACTTTTTGATTTTCTGATTGTACTAATGCTTGGACTGAACTGTTATGTGCTTGGACTGTTGCTAATGCTGTTTGAATGGTTTGTTGAATCTTATCATTCATAGCACTGGTAGCATGTGTTCTTTCCTTTGCTGCCTTGTTGCTGTAATAATCTCTTGCTTTATCCTGAGCATTAGTATTCTGACCACCACCACCTGCTTGAGATACAGAAGATTGAGTCTTAGGTGCTTTAGATATTAAACTTTCACCATCTTTTTTGCTAGTTGAAAATGCTGTACCTCTGTTTCTGGAGAGATTTTGATTATTTTGTTTACTTGAGATCTCACTATCAGTGACACCCATGTTTTTCTTGGCATAGAAATCTGTAGCAGATTTACCATCATCTTTAGTGAATAAACTATTACCAACCTTAAAGTTAGTTGAGAAAGAGAATTTATCATCATTATTAAACGAAGGAGTTTTTGAAAACAGATCACCATCAATTAAATTAAGATAATTAGTTGCCTGTTCCTCGTTTGCACCTTTCTTATATAAGAAGTTAGTTAATCCCTCATTATCCTGTGCTAATGCAAAAGCATCTAAACCTTTTTTCTGATCACTGGATTTCATAAAAGCATCACTAATCTTATTATTCTCTCCTTTTTTAAGTAAATCCATGAAGAAATTACCACCAAAGTCAGATTTTTTAGCCCCTGCATCCATAGCAGTCGCTTGATTAAATACCTTTCTAATGTTTAATGCAGCATCACCTACAGACCCATCACCACCTTCTAGTGCATTCTTCATTATAGTCCTTTGACTATTTGCTACTGCCTGTTGTGAACCTACACCTGT